GGAAGGGATATCTTTTGTAATCACACCGGCAACGAGTCAGGAGACCCGAACACTACTAAAAAGAACTCTTTTGTCAATTACTACTACTTGGCACTGGCATGGCTTGGTATCTCAATCAAACACCACCCCGAACACTTTTCGATGGCAGCATTTAAAAAGTTTGTGAGGGTAGCGGTGTTTGGGGATGACAACTGCGTAGCGGTTAAGCGAGAGGTGATATCGTGGTATAATCAAGTAAGCGTTGCGGCATTCTTGATTGAGCATGGGATAATTTACACTAATTCTGAAAAGCAGGGAACCACGGAATATCAAACCATCGCTTCTATGACTTTTCTTAAGAATGGATTCGGTGATCATGAAAGTGAACCTGGCATTAAGGTACCTCTAATGGCCAAACAGACCATTTACGAACTTCTAAACTGGACTCGGCGAGCACCAGATCAAAGGAAGCTATTGGAGGACAACATTAATGACGCTTTGAGGTTTGCTTATTTTTATGGAACCAACTTCTTTTCAGAATTACGTGTTAAAATTATCACTGCGCTCAAGCAAAGATGCATTAAGGCTCACGTGATGACATACGACGATTTTCATCTCTGGTTTATGTTTGTTATCGGCAAATTACCAAGGATGATGAAAGCGGAGGCTTTCTTGGAAACAGTAGCACAGAATGGCAACCACCATTTGATACGGCTCATTTCTAAGTCAGTTGAGGCTTTACCATACAGGCTCTTATCGTGGATGGGAATCCTCGAGGATGATAAGGAGCTATTACGAACGGACGATAGACACGCTATCGCCATCCCATCCGGCGAAGGAAAATCTTGGTTGTGCAGAAACTTTCCTGATATTTTTGTGGATCATGACGAATTGCTTTTACCGGCCGCTCGTCAGAGTCTAAAAGAGCATGGGCTTTCGCTCACGGCGCTCTCTAAGATTTTTGATTTGGAATTTCCGATCAATGATCGTAGGATTTTGTTAACTCATCATCCGAACAACACAAGGAGACAAATATTAGGCAGCTATGTGCTTCCAAAACCCTGTTATATACGTGCGAATGTATATGGCAGACTTCGACTCAAAAACCCAAGACGACTGGAACGCGAACAACGGAACAACGAGATTTTGGAACTAGCGGAGAAACATGAACCCATGCT